GCTCTTTCTGTTTGACACGGGGCAAATCAGAGCCGTTTTATGGCAACATACTGATATACCTCTATGGTCTCCACGATGTCCTCGTGGTCATGGTTGGTGATGCTCTGCGCAAGGTCAAGTTCTCCGAAGGTCTCGCCCTCCAAGTTGGCAAGCCTCATGTGGATTTTGTCGGGCAGGTCGAATATATCCAGCGCGTCTTCCTTGAACGGGCTGCCCTCGCTGGCCGCGCCAACCCAGTCGGTGATGATGTGGAGAGTTATCTGTGGCTCGGCACGGTATTCCACGCCGTTTATTATCGGTTTCCACTGTATCGGGCCAAACTCCACGAACACGGCCGGTCTCTCCCACCCTTCTTCCTGTTCGATGAACTCCACGTTGCGGTTCCACAGGTCGATATGCTTTATCTCCGCTATCGCCCCAAGTTCCCTGCCAAGGAGGTTATAAAGTTCTTTTCTCATTTTCGTCTGATTTCAAATTCCACATTGAAGTATTCGGTGATGTTCTCCTCCACGATGTCGCGGACTGCCCTTTCCACTTCTGGCGACACGCCCAGAAAACGCCTGCGCGGTATCTTGATACTCTTGCCCTCTTTCATCAGCGCCATGTACTTCCAGAACTCAGCTTCAGTACTCAGTCTGACAGTGCGCCTGTCGTTGCGTCTCTCGCCATTCTTTTTACGACCGAACGCACCGGAGGTCTCGTAATACTTTGCCCAGAAGAAACGTTTCATCTTCTTCGTCACCTTTATCTCGCCTCCGTCGTTATGTATGGCTGCATACGGCAACGTGGTGAAGAACGTGATGCTGTTCTCTGTGGTTCGGCTTGATATGCTCTGGCGGAGGGTGCCGGTGTCTATCAGTATGGAACCGCCCAGCCGTGTGGGGCTTTTCCTGCGCTGCCATGCCTCACTGAAGAAAGCCTGACGCTCGAAGTTCCTGTCGAACTCGTCGCTCATCTCCACCCTAATGTCGCTTAGGATATTGCGGATTATTTTCTGTACGTCCTGATTCATCGTCAAAGTCAAACTGAAGAAATGTCTGTGCCTCCTGTGGCACTTCGTTCTTCGGGTCGCAGGAGGCATTGAGGAGGTTGTAGAAGGTCCGCTCGGATATAGCATAAACAGGATACACGAACCTGCGCCATATCTCGCGGTTGCTGATTCCGCTCTTGGCATGCTGGTCGTATATCCTATTTATGTCGGTGACACGTTTCTGGTAACTTGCTCCTCGCCTCTTTGCCATAAACTGTTTTTACTGTCTTTCTCTCGGTTTGTAGGGACGGATGTCGTATGTCATCTTCGCGCTGACGGTCACTCTGCCCGTTCCCTCACACTGTTCACATGTGCGCTCCTCGTTAGTCTCGTGGTCGTGGAGCCGTCCCGTGCCGTAACACTTCCGGCACAGGGCAACTTTAGGTTTCTTCTCTACTTCCTGTATCATGTCTCTTCGTTTTTAGGATTCTGTCATTCCGAGCGGTATGGGTTTCCACATTCCGTTCTCGTTCTTTATCTCTGCCCTGATGAACTGCTTGCTTACCTCCGGCTGGTAGCTTTCCTCAATGATGCGCACACCTTCAAGGAAACGCTCGTCACCGGTGTCCTGCGCCACCTTGCGGAGCTGCACGATACGGCTTGCCTTCAGCGTTCCCTTGGCATCACGTGCCAGCAGACGGAACACCATGTTCACCAGCGCCTGTGTCTTGTCGTCGTTGGCAAGGCTGGCGATGTACTCCTTCACGATGGCGATGCCGTCCTCCACCGTGTCACGGTAGCCGTCGGTCACATACACGCCGAGCGTGATGCGCTTGTTGCCCTCGGAGTTGGTGAACGTGTGGCTGCGCTGGTCGTCCTTGACCTTGGTCTTGAACAGGTCGGACTTCATCTCCAGTATGGTCTTGAAGTTGTCCATCACCTTTTGCTTGCTGTCCTTGATTTGCTCGCTGATGCTGAGGAGCACGGGTATGGAGTGCTCTATCTCCTCGTCCACGAGCTGTTTGTACTCTTCACGCTCGGCCTTGGCTTTAGCCTCCGCCTCTTTCTTGGCTTTCGCTTTCTGGAATGCCCGGTACTCGGCCATCTCCTCTGCCGTCATTTCAACGGTCTGCTTGTTGTTTTCTTCCATGTCTTTGTCATTTTATGGGGTTAGTCCTCATCATAGTTCTGCATCTCTGGCTCGTCTATTAGCATCGCCTCCTGTTGTGCGTATGCCCAGTCTGCCAATTCGCCGAAGAACTCGGCGGCCTCTTCGCGCTCCATGTCAAGGGAGGTTTCGAGGACTTGCTGTCTCAGCACCTTCAGTGCCTGTTCCTGTTTCCTTTCCATATCTGTCAGCATGTTGGGGTGTTTGCGTCCATGCGGATAACATAGGCCACATCCACCTGTGGTTTGACTTCTGTCTTCTTTGGTTTCAGTCCGCCCTTGCGCCGGATAGAGCGGAGCTTTACAGAAAGCTGTTCCAATTCCTCGTTGCTCAGCCTGGCGAACACCTTACCCGCGATACGTGGGTCCTGACAGAAGGCGTTGATGCGTGTCCAGTCCGTGGTGTCGATGCCGAGTTTCTGCATGAGTTTCAGGCACTCGCTCCTGCGCTTCTTCTGCTCGTCCTTCTGCCCGTTCAGTTTCTCCAGCGCGTCACAGCAGTCATTGTACTCTCTCCGTGTCATCTCACGGAGGCTGTCGGTGCGGTTCCAAGTGTACTGCAGTACTATCTGCCTTTTGAACTCGTCACGGCTGCCGTTATACGGCAACTTGTTGAAAGCCGCAAAGAACCGCGCGAAATTGGTTACTTCCTGTGCCATGTCATTTTCCTTTTACAAGTTCCTTGACTGACGCTATGGCAGCGCACATCATCATCAGTTTTACTGTCTTGGCTTCTCCCTCAAATGCGTTATAGTCGCATTTGATAGGGGCTTTGCTCATCGCCTGCCAAATCTGTTCCGCCTCCTCGTCCTTCTTCTGGTCCATCAGAAAGAGAAACGCATCATATTCGGAGCGGTCAAACTCAAACACCAGTTGTACTTTCTTTTCTTCCATGATTTCTACGTTTTAATGTTATTCGAACAATACTTTTATGCCGCACGAACTGGCAACATCAAGTTCCAGTTTTGCACCCTTGCTCAATTCCCAGCCCTGCAGCATGTAGATGCAGTCGCATTCCAATAGCAGGGCGATGTCCCTTCTCATGTGTTCCCTCCAGTGTGCGTCCTGCGATATGCCGTTCTCGAATGGGTTCACCGGCTCGTAGCCTTTTATGGAGAGATAGCGTGCAGCATGGCTAAAGGCTGCCATACGCTCCTCAAGGTCGTAGTTGGCTATCGCTCCGCTGATATAAACTTTCTTCTTCATCTCTGTTATGTTTTAGTTGTTAGACTTGTCGTTGTAAACCTCTACCGCTTTCTCCTCCCAGATGGTGTAGTATTCGCTCACATTGCCGGAATAGCGTCCCTGGCAGTAGGCTCTGAAGCCTTGTGTCCTCACCTTCACCCCGGCGGCGTATTTCAGTCTGATGGCCGGTTTTCCCATGGGCTTTCCTTTGTCCTCCTGACTGACGAAGATAAAGGTCTTGCGCTTGAAGCGGTCTATCAGTGCCCTGGTCAGTGAATACTCCCACCCTGCCTCGTATGCGTACTGGTAACTGTCCACGATGACAAACTTGGCGCTCTTGGGCTTTGCCAGCCGTTCCTCCAGTGCCTTGATGTCACCGTCGGTGATGATTCGGAACGAGCCTTGCACCTCGGTCATCTTGAACTGGGCGAGCCGTCGTTGCATCGACAGCCCCACGCCTTCCTCCAAGGACACATACAACACGCTACCTATCCCGCAGAGCATCTTGGCAAACTGCATCACAAAGGAACTCTTGCCGCTGGCACTGGGTCCGCTGATAAACCATGTGTCGCCCTCTTCCGGCTGGCCGAACACGTCTTTCCATTGTCCTTCAAATGGGAGTGCCTTGCACTTGATGTTCGCCACGTCCTTCGGGCTGTATGCTCGCTTTGCCATATCACTTCTCCGTTTTCAATTCGGCAATCAAGGTGTCCGCCAAATCCACTGCCATTCTTGCGTATGCCTTGTCTTTGCCATTATCAGATTCTCCTTCACTTATGCCATTTATCAAGTTAGGATTCCCAAGTATTGCACACAGAATATCTTTCGCCACCTCATACCGACGCTGCTCCCAGTTGGGTTCATTGCCTTTTCTCATTTCTCGGTAAATGCCGATTACAGCGTCCATCGCTTGCATTTCTATCTTCGTTATCATCTTCGTGCTCCTTTCCTTTTTATGTCTGTTGTCACATAGCACCAACCCAAAAGACGCTTAAATGGTAGTCCTATGCCGTGAATGGTCTGCATGATACAGAAGTCTCCGTCTTCATCAACCTCGCCATCACAATAACCATGATATACTTGTAGGTTATCCATCACAAACTTTGCTTCACGATTCTTATCTATATTCTCCAACTCACTCGGTGATTTAAGTACCCGACGGCTACCGCCTGAAAAAGTCACTGTTATCTTCGTTTTCATGCCTGTACCCTTTTAAGTTTCTCTATCTCCGTGTAAACTCGTCGCAATCCCCCACCCGACTTGCGTACCAGTGTGGCAATGTCCGCACCTTCGGGGGCGTTCACCCGGGCCACCACACTTGCCTGGTCTTTCAGGAACTTCTCGCGCTCCTTGCAGTCATCGGGTGTCACCTTGGAGTAGCGGTCGCCGTAACGACTGAGCATCTCGGTGTAGCCCACTTTCTTGCACTCTATGGAGCGGTTTATTTTGGCTTTCAGCCCGTCTGCTCCCATCATGTACCAGGCGCAGCATCTCTCGGTGGCGTTCCACAGGGCTTTGAGTTCCAAGAATGCCTCGTACTGCAGGTCGCCGGCCTCGTCCAGAATGATGAGCGGTGTTTCGATGGAGCGGAGATAATAGACCAAATCTTCATACACGTCGCTGTATCTGCCGTTGCCGCCGACACCAAACTCGGTGGCTATCTTGCGCACCAGTTTCAGTTTGGTCTTCACCTGCGAGCAGTCCACATAGATGGCGTTGCGGTGTCCCTGTACATAGTAGCGTGCAGTGAAGGTCTTGCCAATGTTAGGAATGTCGCAAAGTATCGCGCTCAGTCCGCTCTGCTGGCAGAACTCCAGCTGCTTGGTGATATAGTCGAAGGTGGCGGTGCGTGCCGGTTTCCATTCGATGCCGCCTCTAAGATTCACGCCGAGTTTCCGGGCGATGGTTATCCAGTTGGCCTCGCTCAGTGCCTTGTCGGTCTGGCCGTTCTTTATTGCGCTATATACCGAGGTACTGATGCCCAAAGAGGCTGCGTGCTTGGCATCGCTCGGATAGTTCGTGCGGTTGGCGGCTATCGCCTCCAGTATCCGCTTTTTGTTCTCTGTCGTTATCATTGTCTCACGTTATTTTAATGTCGTTATAATGTCATTCTAAAGGTCTGCCAATGGGTCTGAAACGTGGTAGGTCACTTCCATTTCCGACTTGCCATCTATTGGCGGAAGTTCAATCGGTGGCGGTGGTGCTGCCTCCTCATGGGTGGTCGGCTCTGCCTTGGATATGCCCACGCTCTGGATAGCGTTCTTATTGACGTAGGCGTTGAATGCCGCTATCTTCTTCTGCTGAGCGACGAATATTTCTTTGTCCTCATCTGTCTGCTCGGCATCGGCGGTGTTGAACGTGCCCACGTCTTCGAGTTTGTCAATAAGGCGGTCGTTCTGGAAGATGTACACGTCGGTCGCGTTGCCGTCCTCATCGGTCAGCCAGTAGGCATCCACCTTGTAATTATTCGGGGCAAGTCTTTCTATTACCTCGGTCTTGCTCAGCCACCAGTCCTTGTATGCCACCCTGCAGTAACTGTTCCTGCGTATGGAGGTCTCGGTGTGCTCTCCGATAAAGCGTGCCCACACTGATTTGTCCATTGGCTGGAGCGTGGGGTTCATGTTGGCTTCAAGCACCTGCCAGCGTGTCATGCCGGGATATTTCTTCTGGTTCGGGTGGAGGGTGCTGTTGAACTCCCTGATGTCGCATATATCGTCGGCAATCAGTTCGTCCCAGCTGTAGTACTGCCGGTCCTCATAGGTGTCGTTCTTCTCATCGAACACCTTCTTGGCCTCTGTGCGGTAGTGTCTGTCTTTGGCGTAAAAACGTCCGATGCCAAGGTGGTTGCGGTGCTCCACACTGCGCTTCTTGGCTCCGTTCATCGGCTCGGCATATTTCTCCTGCGAGTTCATCGGGGCGCAGAAGCGCACAAATGGGAACAACACGCCTGCCTTCAGGAAACTGTCTTTCCACTGGGTCATCAGGTGGTTCTCCACCTCTACCTGTGCAGGACAACCCCACCCTTTGCTTTCTATCAGGCGGAACATGGAGCGGAAGCAGTCGGCCACCAGGTCCACGTTCTTGTTGCGGTTGTAGGCATAGCCCACCACGCACTGGCTCGTAACGTCGTAGGCGTAGTATGCCTTCGGTCTTGCCTTGGTGTCCTTCAGCTTGCGTGGGAGGTCGCGGTCATCGAATGAAATCTTCGAGAACGAGAACTCGGGC